TTTTTAATACTCCTGTTACAATATAATTAGTCGGGTAACACCTTACAAGCCGGTAAGGGTTTACACGCATTTGTTACTTAAGCTATACTGAAAGCAGTGATTGGACTGACGTATTACTCCTTGGGACAAAGCGCCCGTAGCAAAGACAGTCATCCATGCTTTCATTATAGCGTTCGGTTTATGCAGGTTGGGCCACAGAATACTGTGCGTTCGTGTCACCAAACAGATTGAATAGGTAATGAGTAAAGCATGGTTTGCCCGATTACAATATCAAATCAAGAGAGGTAAAATATTATGAACGCAGTAGGTATTGATGTTTCCAAAGGTAAAAGTACAGTTGCTGTACTTCGCCCTTATGGTGAGGTTGTGGTTTCGCCTTTTGATGTTGCTCACACCGGAAGTGATTTAAGAGCATTAGCTGATTTAATCAAGAAGCTCCCCGGTGAGACAAAGGTTGTCATGGAGGCAACAGGAAACTATTTTGAATCCATTGCCCGCTACCTCCACGAACAAAATATATTTGTTTCCGTAGTCAATCCTGTGTTAATCAGTGACTTCGGTGGAAACACGTTAAGAAAGCCAAAAACGGATAAGAAGGATTCGGTAAAAATCGCTTCATATGCGTTAACTTACTGGCTTGACCTGAAGGAATATACTCCTCAGGAAGATTTGAGAAAATCCTTAAAACTGCTGAACAGACAATATCAGCAGTCAATAAAGCTGAAAACCATGATGAATAATAATCTGATTTCGTTGCTTGACCTTACTTTCCCTGGAATCAACAAGCTGTTCACATCACCTTCCAGAGAATCTGATGGTCACGAGAAGTGGGTGGACTTTGTATTGGAATTTTCTCACTGTGACATGATTTCCAAGCTTACCATAAAGGCTTTTGCAAAGAAATACAAGAAGTGGTCTGATAAAAACTCATATCACTTCACAGAATCATCATGCGAGAAAATATACGCTTTTGCAAAGGATTGTGTCAGCAGCGTTTCTTCTGATAAAGCAATCGTTTTCTCTGTTGTACAAGCGGCAAAAATGCTTATTTCTGCTACGGAAAACTGTCATGCCATACAGTCTGAAATGAACCGTGTTGCTTCTAAGCTTCCCGAATATGATACTGTAATGAACATGTATGGTGTCGGAAAAGCTGTAGGTCCTCAGCTTATGGCTGAAATAGGAGATCCAAGACGTTTTCACAGCAGAAAAGCAATTACTGCTTATTTTGGCTATGACAGCGAGAATAACGATTCAGGTCAGAAAACTACCAGATCAAATCCGATGACAAAGAAAGGTTCCGGAGCTCTCAGACGAACATTGTTTATCATTATGCAGGTGCTTCTGCAAACTAAGCCGCAGGACAATCCTGTTTATGATTTTCTCATTAAAAAGAAATCTGAAGGCAAGCACTATTACTCATACATAAATGCAGCTGCAAACAAATTTCTGCGTATCTATTATGCAAGAATAAAAGAAGTTTTGAATGTCTCAGAACAGATGACATAATTGTCTATTCATGCGTTCCTTACCGTCGGCACGACATACAGAGCATTTTTATGATGTTCTGTCAAGGTTGCCGACCCACTAAAAATTTTTTAGACTGCTCAGGCAGTCTTTTTGTCGTGTCCTTTTTTCTTTCAGAAAATTTTTTCTGTTTTTTTAATTTTAGGAGTTGACTTTTATTTGCAGGTCTTTGCAATATATGACGGCAGATCAAATACAGAATCATTCAAAAGTTCTTCTGAAATTTTAATTGCTGTACCAAGCTTATATGCGGAAAGCGATGCCTGTCCGAAAGCATCATCAGAGAGGGAATACTGCTGTTCTTCGTCCATCCAGACAGCCTCGCCCTTGGAAGTCACAATCGGAATTTTGCGGTCGCCGTTGGAAGTTTTGATGACCGTTGCCATCTGACGGAAAATGCTCTCTTCCTCTAATACTTCCACCAGTTTTCGTTCAAACTCATCCGGAACAAGATAGCCGCCCTCTGCATCTGTGCCAATGTGTAAATCATCGTGGACATCGATCCAGTTGCGGTTTCTGATACTGTTCCAGAATGCCGTTTTGTAAGTGTCGCTTGCTGTACCTGTCTTTTCCGTTACATTCGGAGTTGCAGGCTTACCGAGAACAGGAGTGGAAGTTGCTTTGTTCATTTCAGCTTCGATTTCAGCCTGTTTTTCCAGACGCTGAATTTCTTTGCCAAGATCAACAATGGTCTGTTCCATTGCATCATAGGTCTTGGAATCTTCCTCACTGAGAACGCCGTTTGCGTTTCTCTTGCTGTCAAGGAAGTCACGTGCTGTATCCCAAGCCTTCTTTCTCTTTTCTCTGAGTTCTTTAATCGTCATAGCCATAATAAATTCCTCCAATCAATATTTTAAAAGTGCCAGCCTTTTTTCAAGCTGATTTATCGGTACACCTGTTGCAGGTGCTGCTGCGGATATTTTTTGCATCAGCGATGCAGTTGTCACGAACGGAGAGTAAAGCATGGAATTCTGTGCTTTTTGGGGGTTCTTTTCTTCATCCGGTCCTTTTGATGGATTCTCCTCCTCATCAGGTTCACTCTTGGAAGGTTCATCAGAATCGTCATCTTCTTCAGATTCTTTTTTGGAAAAGAGAATCCCGTCAACAAAACCAAGCTGTTTTGCTTTTTTCGCATTCATCCATGTTTCCTCGTCCATCATCTTTGCAATTTTACTTCTGCTGAGATGTGTCTTTTCCTCGTAGGCATTGATAATGCTTTCCTTGACTTCATCCAATAAAGTAATTGCCTTTTCCATTTCAGCCTTATTTCCTATTGCAATGGTGGCAGGATTATGGACCATCAGCATTCCTGTTGGTGAAATCCACGTTGTATCACCTGCCATTGCTACCACGGAAGCAGCAGAGGCAGCAATGCCGTCAATTTTTACGGTAACTTTGCTTTTATGATTTTTCAGCATGGTATAGATCTGACTTGCTGAGATGCAATCCCCACCGGGGCTGTTGATCCAGACAGTCAGATCGCCGCTGACCTTTGCCAGTTCATCACGGAACAAGGCAGGTGTGATCTCATCACCCAGCCAGCTTTCTGTGGAAATGGGACCTTCAAAGTATAATTCGGTTTCTTCTGTCTCTTCATTTTTGATAAAGTTCCAGAATTTATCCATTTTCTGATTCCTCCTTTTCATCTGCATACGCAATTCCCGCATCACAAAGGCGGCTCATCGAACCGTTCACCATGTAAGTAAAACCACCTTTTTCTTCGGGAATTAAATTCATATCTTCAAGTTCTCTCACGTCATTCGGACATAAGAAACCATTTTGAATACCAATGCTGTATCCCTGCATTCTGCTTGCATAATCGCCACGAAGTAATCCGTCCACATTAAATTTGATGAAATACCTGCCTTTCTCTGAATCTGAAAGCAAAGCCTTCTGCAAAGACTGTTCCCAGCGAACGATCCATGGGTCAAGGCTGTATTTGACAAAATCCAGTGAAAGATGTTCTACGTTACTGAATGTTGCATGGTCTAAGTCGCTGATCATGTGGAGCG